ATCGCGCACTAACTAGCGCGAAAGGAGAGAGTATGTCCAAGATAGAGATCCGCACCACACCGGGATCTTTTGAAATCCGCGAGGACGGAAGCGGTATGACCTTTGAGGGATACGCCGCTGTATTCAATTCGGATTCTGAACCCCTGCCTTTTATTGAGCGTATTGCGCCCGGTGCCTTTACGCGATCGCTAAAGCGCGGCCGTAACGACATAAAGCTACTTTGGAACCACGAAACCGGTGAGGTTCTGGGATCTACTCGCGCCGGCACTTTGACTTTGGAAGAAGATAACTATGGCCTACGCGTTAGAGCGCAGTTACCAGATACAACTACTGGCCGCGATGCTTCCGTATTGCTAAAGCGTGGTGACATTGATTCAATGTCTTTCGGCTTCTCAGTTCCGGACGGCGGCGATGAGTGGAGTTCCGATGGCCGTATCCGAACACTAAAGTCCGTAAGGCTTCACGAAGTAAGTATCGTGGCGTTTCCTGCGTATTCTGCTACCGCCGGCACAACTTCTGTTCGTGGCCTAGATAAGGTTGCGGCTCGTGCGGCAGTAGATAGTGATCAGTTGGCCGATGCTGTTTTGAAACTAGAAAGCGGCTCGGAACTATCAACTGACGATGCGCAACTGCTCAGAAAAGTAATTGACGAACTAGCACCAACCCAAACTCTAAAGCCAGAAGCACCGGCTACCGATGGAGATGTTGAGATGCTAGAACTAATGAAAGCAAAGCTCAAACTGATTGGTGAAAACAATGGCAACTAAAGAACAAATCAAAGCAACTATTCTCGCCGTAGCTGGCAACCCCGAAACTGGGTTCGTGGTTGAGCTAGCGGATGAGTGGGCAACTGCGATCGCAAAGCTAGACGAAAAGTCTTCTAACGAGGGCAAGGCCGATTCGACCAACGAGCCGCGATCCGCTAATGAAACGCGAGTAACCAAAGCTAGCGAACTCCGCTAAAAGACAACAGCTCGCGACCCGGCCGGATCTTATTCCTTTCTACCGGCCGGGTTTAGCCTTTCTAGGCTCGTCAATTCGGGGATCTTGGGGAAAATAACGATTTGATAACTTCCGCCTAAAAGTAGTCTAAATTAGGTGAAAAGGCTAAAAACCGGTATAATAGATCCTAAGGAAGAAAGGCAAAAAATGACAAAAACCGAGGCAATCCTAAAGGCTAAGGATCTAACCGCTCAAGGACGCGAGATCCGAGTCGCTTATCAAGTAATTACCCACGCTAACAGAAACGGCGCTCAAAAAGTTTCATTCACTTATCGCCTAGTAGAGAACGGCAAAATTATCGCATAAGCGATAATCAGAAAGGACCAAAAGATGAACTACCAAATAACTATTCAAAACGAAGATGGATCACTAACAACCTTTGGCGGATACGCTAGCAATCAGGCAGACGCGCTGGCCAATGTATCTTATTTTCACGGAACTCAAAAGATCGTGAAGATTGAGTTTGAGCAAAAGGCCGGTAACTAATGACCGCGATCAAAACCCTACAAGCCGAACTAAAAGAAGCACGCGAATTAGTCAAGCTATACACAAAGCTAGGAGAAACTTATATGGCCACCGGCAATCGCGATCTAGCATACGCTAAGCGCCGCGAAGCAATCGCACAACTAGGCCGCGCAAGGTCAATCGAAATAGCACTAAAGCAGAAAGGGCAGGAAGTCTAATGAAGAAAGTAAAAATCTCCGCCACGATAGCCAATGAAATCTACCTACGCGAACTATGGTCACGCGACATAGATGAAGCTGAGGGTATGGCTATTTACCGGAAAATAAGTGAGGCAAAATCCACGCGCAAAGACGGCGCGGTAATTATCGAAGCAACCGAAGCTGAGATCCGGGAACTCTATCAGGAAGCCGATAGTTGGTCAGGCAATTTCGATGAGTTTATGATGAGCCGAGGCGAATGGATGGCTTGGCGATCCCTAAAGAAGCAATGCCGAGCGCTACTTACCTAGGCCGAAAGAAAGGACAAGGATAATGGACGGAAAAGTAGTCGAGCTACACGAAGTAATCGAAAACGCGCCGGAGTGGGCGCAACCCATAGCGGAACTGGTGGATTGGTCGTTGAATTATGACCATAAAACCGGAACGCCGTATTGGGCATTTCTAGACATAATCGGATACAGCGATGAGGAATACGGCGAGAAACTAAACCCTGAGCAATTTTGCTTAGATTACGCTAGCGCCGATGCCTTTGCGGATTCCCTAAAACTTTGGGCGATCCGGCCGGACGATGTTTATGACTTCATAACCAAGGTTCAAAATGCGGACTAAAAACTTAGGCGGCCTTTCTTCCCCCAAATAAACCGCCGACCCGAAGCGGAAGCCACCGGATTGTCTCCCCGGTGGCTTTCGTGCTTTCACCATCAGTTACTCTGCTAAACTAAAACACAGCCGAAAGTGAGTTAGCTCTGTCGGTGTTCGCTTGCGTCAGCGCGGCGGCAAATCCCAAATAATCACTAAGGAGAAAACCTATGTCTTTTGTAAAGGCACAGCAGGAACTCCGCGCAAACCTAACATCGCAGATCCGCGAGGTCATTGACCTAGCTGAGGGCGAAAAGCGCGGACTTCGTGCGGATGAAGTTGAGAAAATTCAACGCATTGAAGCTGACATTACTGCCGCTGATGAGGCGATCGCAGTAGCACAGCGTAACGAGGAGCGCTCACGCGCTCTAGCTGAGGCAAGCGCAACCGCTACCCCAGCACCACAGCAGGTTCGCTCTGACTCGGAGATCCTACGCGCAATCGCCACCGGTGAAATGCGTAGTGCTACTTTCGAGAAGAGAACACTTGTATCAACCGACAACACAGTTCCAAAGTCTTTCTATGACCAGGTGTTCTCTGTTGCTCGCCTAGTTGGACCAATGCTAGACACTTCGGAAATCATCAACACAACTTCCGGTGAGTCACTAACCATCCCAACTCTTACTGCTTACAGCACCGCAACCATCAAGGGTCAGGGTTCAGCGATCGCTGAGTCTGAGCCTACTTTCAGCTCAATCACTCTAGGTGCTTACAAGTATTCATTCCTAGTTCAGGTTGCTAACGAACTGATCGCAGATGCCGGCTTCGACATCTCCGCTCTAATCGCTGAGCAAGCTGGTAACGGATTGGGTTACGCTGTAAACACCGGTCTAACTCTAGGAACTGGAACAGTTGAGCCAACCGGTCTAGTAACTGCCGCTGGTTCTGCTCTAGTTGGTGGCACCGGAGTATCCGGCGCATTTACCGCTGACAACCTAATCGACCTCGCCTACTCTCTAGACGGCGCGGCTCGCAGACTACCGGGTGTTGGCTTTATGCTCAACGGATCCTCACTAGGAAAGATGCGCAAGCTCAAAGACACCGCTGGTAACTACCTATACCAAGTTGGCGTTGGACAGCCAGACACCTTTGCTGGTTTCCGCGTAGTAGAAAACCCTGCGATGGCAGACACCGCGACCAACGCGAAGTCTGTGATCTTCGGTCACCTACCAAGCTACAAGGTTCGTATGGCCGGCGGTCTCCAGATCGCTCAGTCTGCGGACTACGCTTTCAACACCGATGTAACTACCTTCCGCGTGCTAATGCGCGTAGATGGAAACCTGACCCACAGCGGTCACGTGAAGTTCTTCAAGGGTGCGGCTAGCTAATCCCTAAAGAATAAAACTCCCGGAGAGAGCTTGTGTGTGGGTAGCTCTCTCCGGGTTTCTTTTTTGCTATGCTGTGGCTATGCCCACAAATGACCCACGCAAAAATGAGAAACTATCCGGCGCTGTTACCTTTTGGTCTAATAGTCCCGGAGTGCCTACTGGCTACGGAGTTCAATCAAAGCTCGTAGTCGAACGCTTGAAGCGTCACGGATTAGAAGTAGCCGCGCTAAGTAACTATGGATTAGATGGCCGCTTTGAGGATCTAAATACCCCTTACGGAAAAGTGCCGCATTTCCCTCGCGGCTTCGATGGTTATAGCAACGATGTTGCGCCCGGTGATCACTTACATTGGGCCAGTCAGCATCCCGATCTAAAAGACCTAATGATTACCCTGTTTGATGTTTGGGTATTCAATTCACCTAAGTTTGCCGACATAAGGCAGATTGCTAGTTGGGTGCCGATTGACCACATAACACTTCCGCCACTAGTTGAAGCGTGGCTACAACGGCCGAATGTTCATCCGCTAACTATGGCACCGAACGGATCTAAATTGCTTACGCAAAAAGGTATTGACCACTCCTACATACCGCACGGCATAGACACTAAAGTTTTCAAGCCCCGAACTGAATTGCCTAACGGACAGAACATAGAAGAATACTTTGCTTCTAAAGATAAGTTTGTAGTCGGAATGGTCGCGGCGAATAAGGCAAGCGGTATGGTTCATAGAAAGTCTTATAGTGAGAACATTCTGGCTTTCTCTATTTTCAAACAAAAACACCCGGACGCAGTTTTGTATCTACATACTGAACCACTAGGGTTTGCTTCGGGTTGGAACTTGCTCGAACTTATCTCGGCCTGTGGATTATCTAAAGACGATGTAATGTTCCCGGATCCTCGCGATTACCGATACGGCGTGAGCGATGAAATGATGGCCTCACTTTATTCGGGTATGGATGTTTTGCTAGCGCCAAGTATGGGAGAGGGATTTGGTGTGCCAACTATGGAAGCGCAATCTTGCGGAACTAGAGTTATCGGATCTGGATGGGCGGCTAGTGAAGATCTGGTAGCTAGTGACGGTTGGTTAGTGGATGGGCAACCTCAATGGGATAGCGCTCAAAAGGCTTGGTGGCAGATCCCGAAAGTGCCGTCAATAGTAAATGCCTTAGAAATAGCGTATAACAATGGTAAAGGCAGAAGCGAAGTTGCTCGTGAGTTCGCTAAAGACTTCGATGTCGAGAAAGTTTGGTTTGAAGCGTGGATGCCGACACTCAAAAAACTTCTATCCCGGTAGTTGGGTTCGCGGTTCTTAGCCGGTTTGACTTAGCTCAACGGCTACTAAATTCACTTGATTATCCGATCGAACACCTAGTCATAGTCAATAACAGCGGCACTAAAAGTTGGTCACCTAGCAAGCCGGACTGCGTAGAAAATCTATGGCACATAGAAGTTCCCTATGGTCTAGGCGCTAACGGCGCTTGGAACCTAATTATCAAATCAACCCCATACGCCGATTACTGGGTTCTGCCGAACGATGACAGTTGGTTCGAGCCGGGTGCTTTAGCCAAAATAGCCTCTGAGAGGCGATTAGACGCCTTCAATTTCGTCAGGGTATCCCCGGCTTGGTCTTGCGTTATTCCGACCGCTACGGCCGTTTCTAAGGCCGGTTTATGGGATGAAATCTTTTACCCGATCTACTTTGACGATGACGATTATGAGCGCCGGCTAAAACACTTCAAAGTGCCGTTTCACACGATAGATGCGGTAGTCCATCACGATAACAGCTCAACCCTAAACAGCGGCTATCAAGATCGCAACGCCGCCACTTTTCAGCGAAACCAGCAAGTCCATTACGCTAAGACCATAAGCAACGACAATACAGTATGGGGCTGGCGGCTAGATAGGCGGAGAGAGAACCGATGGGATTGAGGATTTACACCGGCGGAACCTTTGATTTATTTCATCTGGGTCACGCTGAGTTTTTAAGACGCTGTTCCCAATTAGGCGAAGTAGTTGTATCGCTAAACACCGATGAGTTCATCGAAGCCTATAAAGGCAAGCCGCCGGTAATGAGTTATACCGAGCGACTTCACGTCTTAGCCGCGTGTCGGTATGTTGATAGGGTTATCCCGAACACCGGTGGCGCAGATAGTAAGCCGGCTATCAAATCCGTAATGCCAGATCTAGTAGTAATCGGAACAGACTGGTTACGCAAAGATTATCTAAAACAAATGAACTTTGATGTGGATTGGCTAGAGGCTAACGGCATTGGGCTTGCTTACATCCCTTATACCGCCGGCGTAAGTA